ACTCGCAGCGCAACGATTGATGGAATGGTCGAAGTGAGTTTTACTTTTCAGGGAACGGGTGCGTTATCTACTGCAACTGTTTAATTACTAACTTATAGAACCACCTCAAACTACGAGAGGTCTAAATATGTCTGATAAAAAAGAACTGCTTGAGAGAATCAAGACTCATTTCTCAAGTCAAGAGCGTTTGCATTTTTATATTTCTGAATGGGAGCAAGATATTTATATGTCCCCACTCAGCCTCCGTGAGCAAGACAAGATAAATGCGAGAGGTAAAGACTCTCCATATCAACTTGCCGTTTACGCTTTAATCTTAAAAGCGGAAGACGAACAAGGGGAAAAGTTGTTCACTCTAGAGGACAAGGTAACTCTTTTAAATAATGTTTCCTTTAGCACGGTGGAAACAATCATCACCAATATGTTTAATTCTGGTGGTATTGAGAACTCTGAAAAAAACTGAAAGAGGACATGGATTTATTCTCCAGGCATTTTGTTGCAGAGCAACTTGGGAAAACAATGGATGAATTATCCGTTATCTCTGTGTCCGAGTTTCATAACTGGTTGGCTTATTTCAAAATTCAAAATGAAAAACATAAATAATGGCTAAAGTTGCTGAAGCACGAGTTGACATTACTGGTAAGGATAAGACCAAACAAGCGTTTACCGCTGTGCAAGGACGTTTAAAACGTTTAAAAAGCTCACTTGTTTCTGTTAAGGGTGCGATGACTCTGCTTATCGGAGCGGGTTTTGTGACGATGGGCAAAAGCGCACTTGCATCAGCGGATGCCATAGGAAAGTTTTCTGATCGAGCGGGAGTTACAACGAGCCAGCTTCAAAAGATGCGTTTTGCGTTTGATTTGGCAGGGGTCGGCGTTGAGGCAGTGGATAAAGCCTTTCTTACTTTCGGTAAAAGATTAGGGAAAGCCCATCAGGGCATAGGCGCATTAGCGGGAGGTTTAAAAGGCGGCGAAGAGGCTTTGTTGGAACAGCTCAAAGCGACTGACAGTACTTCTGAAGCACTGGACGTTATGTTCAAAGCGATGGGTGCGGCTGAAACACAAACACGAAAACTTGCGATTGCGGACGCTGCTTTTGGAATGGCTGGCCTAAGAATGACCGCCGCTTTTCGTGATGGGTCAAAGGCATTTTTTGATGCAAAAAAAGAAGCTGAGGCGTTGGGCATAGTCCTAGATGAAAAGTTAATCCGTAATGCTGAATTAATGAATGACCAAATGACGGCTGTGTCGTCAGTGTTAAAAACTAAAATGATGGCAATTTTTATAAAGCTCGCACCATTGGTTGATAAGGTTGCGACTGGATTGTTGAACATTGCCAAATTAGCAGAAGCAATAGCTCCTCCCGTTGTAGATTCCACTGACAAAATCAATAAGTTTAAAGATGCGATTGCTGCGACAAACAAGCAAATCGAATTTTTAAAAAAGCAGCACGGTGGAAAAATTCTTGGAATATGGCCTATAGATCACCTCGATCAACTTGATTTTTTACGGGCAAAAGTTCGCAAATTTAGGATAGAGATAGAATCGTTAGAGCGAAAACAATCACATAAAGAAGATAGAAAGAGAATGGATGCGCTTTTTGGGCGAAAACCCCCAACGGCGTTCACGGATAAGGGTGCGGGATGGGGTTTAGATGAAACTATTGTTGGTGTGTCTCCTACAAAGAAAGACCCATTTAATGTTGATGTGGTCAATGCACAACACAAGGCGTTAAGCAGAATGGTTACTGCGAGGCAGAGGTCGGTTGCATTATTAAGGGCAGAAGTCCTACACGGACAGAAAAAAATACCTCTATTACAGATGGAGAATGATTTGCGTGATGTGGGGGGAGATCTACTCAAAGAAGAAACGGATATATACAAGAATAAGCTGACTCTTTTAATAGAAGAACAACAAAAACTTAATGACCAGCTTATTCTCCAAAATCGAATTACAAGCGCAGCGGAAGCTGTATTTGACCGTTGGGGTGATGGAATTATCAGGGCAATGCAGAGGGGCGAGGATGCAATGGAATCATTTAAAAATGTTTCAATGGCTGCGTTGTTTGATATTGGACGGGAGATGATGAAGCTGATGGTTTTCGACCCGCTCAAAGAGGCAGTAAGTCCCGTTTTAAAAGGATTGGCACGATCTATTGGTTCGGCTATTGGTGGGAGTTTTTTCGGTGGTGGCGGAGGGTCAAGTATGCCGACAGAAATGGCGTTTGCTCATGGTGGTTTTGCCCATGCAGGAAAACCCGCTTTAGTTGGGGAGCGGGGAGCGGAAATATTTATGCCTAGAGTCGGGGGGCAGATTATTCCTAACGATCAGTTAGGCGGGGGCGGTGTCAATGTCACGTTCAACTTATCCACGGGCGTGCAATCCACGGTCAGGGCAGAGGTGATGGGCATGATGCCAATTATCACAGCTAATGTTAAAGGAGCGGTTGCAGAAGCACGACAGCGTGGTGGAAGTTTTAGCGAGGCAATGGGGGTATAAATGGCAATTTCATATCCATTAAGTTTACCGAATGTGACTAGTTTTTCATCAGCCCGAATGACAGCAAGAAGCGTGGTTGGTATCAGTCGTTCACCATTCACAGGTGCTCAACAAGTCCAAAAACATCAGGGATAGTGGTGGGAATGGGAAGCTCATCTTGCACCGATGACAAGAACTAACGCAGAAGCGTGGATTGCTTTTCTATTTTCGCTCAATGGGATGCAGGGAACCTTCCTTCTTGGTGATCCTCTTGGAAGTTCACCACAAGGCGTTGGAACTGGAACTCCATTAGTAAAAGGTGCTTCTCAAACAGGAAATAGTTTGATTACTGATGGATGGACTGCAAGCCAAACTGGAATTTTAAAAGCAGGAGATTATTTTCAATTAGGTTCGGCTTCATCCAGCAAGCTCTATAAGGTTCTCGCAGATGCGAATAGTGATGGGAGTGGAGACGCTACATTTGATATTTGGCCTTCAATAAATACAGCGGTAGCTGATAATTCGGCAATTACGGTTTCATCTGCAAAAGGACTCTTCAGGTTAGCAAGTAATGAGATGGGTTTTGATCTAAAGCAAGCTCAACAATATGGACTCGCCTTTAGTGCGATAGGAGTTGTTTAGTGGCTAGAAATTTACATAGTGATTTTAGTACAGCGGTTCAAGCAGATGAAGTTCACCCGATTATGTTGGTAAAGATCAACACAAGTGGAGGTGATGTAAGAATTTGGACAGGTCTTGGAGATTTAACTTATGACAGCGAAACTTACATTGGTACTGGAACCTTAGGGGATGTAACCGCAGTTAGTGAAAGGACAGATTTGTCGGCAAGTGGAGTCACACTTTCATTATCTGGTATCCCCTCCGACTTAATTTCTACTGCTTTGGGACAAGTACAACAAGGACGGGCATGTACGGTTTGGATGGCTCTTGTAAATATTTCAACAGGAGCATTAATAAACAACCCTTATGAATTATTCGCAGGGTTTTCAGATATGACTATTGTTACAGAGCAAGCAGAGACAGCCACAATAACAATTCAAGCTGAGAATCGATTAGTGGATTTGGAAAGACCACGAATAAGAAGGTATTCAGACGAAGATCAAAAATCAGACACAGCAAATGTTTTAGATGTTGGGTTTGAATTTGTTCCGAGCCTTCAAGACAAAGTTATTAAATTCGGAAGCTAACATGATTAAGCTCATTGGTGGAATTTTTATAATCCTATCTGTCCTTTGGTATTTAAAGGATGCGTGATGGAGCGTGTTAGCGGATGGGAAATACGATTAGATAAATTCATCAACTCAAAGCTAAACGAAAGATTTAATTGGGGTACGCATGACTGTGCGATGTTTTCCTACAACGCAGTTAAGGAAATGACCCATGTTGATGTAGCTCATTGGTTTAGAGGTAGGTATAGAAGCAAATTGGGAGCATATCGCTTGATGAAAGAATTTAGCGGTGGTGGTCTTGAGGAAACAGTTGAAAAGTTAGCCAAAGAATATGAAATGAAGGAAATTAAACAAGGTTTTGTGGGGCGTGGTGATTTGGCTTTATGTAATGTCCCAACGGTCATCAATGAAGAACTCCCAACACTTGGGATTGTTGGAATTTCTAACAGAATATATATGGCTGGAACTCATCAATTGCAAATGTTTGAAATAAAAATTGGGGTCAGATTTTGGGCAGTTTAAAGCGAAGGAATTGGGAAATAGTCAAAGGCTGCGAACAACTGACAGAAGGGTGTGAAAGCTGTCCGTCATTTGCCCATTATAAAAAGCATGGGTTGGACTATACCGCCACGCCACATTTGAAGAATTTGGGAGTCCCCGCAGAAGACCAGTTTACCAAGATTTATACGGTGGCTTTAGGAAGTGATTTATTTCATGAAGCGGTATCTATTCCAGTTTTAAAACTTATCTTTGATGAAATGAATAGAGCAAGACATCACTGCTTTGAAATAACCACCAAACGGATTGAACGGGCTTATTGCGTATCAAAGGAACTGAAATGGTCAGAAAATATTTGGTTGGGTGCTTCTGTGGAGTCGGGTGAATACACATGGCGTATTGATTACCTAAAGAAAATCCCTGCGAACTATAAAATTATATCTGCTTGCCCAATTCTTGGAGCGTTCCCAAAGAATATGGATTTAAGCGGAATTAATCAGTTTTCAGTTGTTGAAGAAACTTGGGGTCTGAAACGACCTATCAAACAAAAATGGATCGATGATATTGAACGGCAATGCAAAGTACAAGAAGTGGATTTTACAATGACAGGCTTTTCTCTTTGGAGGGCTAACTAAATGCCAGGAGTTGCTGCCGCTGTAGTTGCATCAACCGTAACCACAGCTTTGGGAGGATGGTCAGTAATGACAGCGATTATTGCGGGGGTCGCTGCGTTGGCGACTTCTTATGTTATCTCCGTAGCGTTTGGTTTAAATAAGGCTCCAAAAGCTCAAGACCGTGGGGGTGGTGGTTCAACTCAAAGAAATCAGGACCGAACGATATCGGTCAGACAACCTATCGCAGCGCATCGAATAATCTACGGTCAAATTCGTTTAGGCGGTGTGATTACATTTTTGCATTCGACAGACAATAATGAAAGGTTACATCAGTTGATTACCATAGCGGGTCATGAGGTTAATGCAATCGGTCAGATTTACTTGGACGATCTTGCAGCAACTGTCACAAGTAACACGGTGAGCGATACAAAGTGGGATGACCTCATTGATATTTATAAAGGGCTTGGGACTACTGCTGGCGATTCTGCTTTACATACTGCTTTAACTGCAAATACGAGTTCTAAATGGACAACGGCTCATAAACAATCAGATCGTGCAAAAATTTATATGCGGTTTAAATATGATCAAGATAAATTTGCGGGTGGTTTACCAAATGTAACTGCGGTTGTTCAGGGTAGAAAAGTTTATGACCCAAGGGATGCCTCAACCGCATATTCAAATAACCCCGCCCTGTGTATTAGGGACTATTTAATAAATACAAGTTTTGGACTTGGAGAACCAACTGCACGGATAAACGATACTTCATTTAGTACCGCAGCAAATATATGTGATGAGAACGTCACTTTGAGAGCTGGAGGAACCGAAGATCGATACACTTGTAATGGTTCATTCGACACGTCAGAAGCACCAAAGGATGTTATTAAGCAACTTCTTTCCTCATGTGCGGGGCGTTTGGTTTATCAAGGAGGTCAATGGACTTTATATGCGGGGGCTTATGTTGCACCAACCATTACTGTGGACGAAGATGATTTGGATGGAAGTTTGCAAGTGACTACACAAGTGGGTCGAAGGAATATTTTTAACACGGCTCGTTCTGTTTATGTAGAGCCACTTAATTTATACCAACCTACGGACGCTCCAGTTATTACCAACTCAACTTATGTAACAGAAGACCAAAGCGAAGTTATTGCACGGGACTTCGATTGGGCGTTTACAACATCCGCAGCCACAGCTCAACGGTTATCTAAAATTGAATTGGAAAAGGTGCGCCAGCAAATTTCAGTTTCTATGCCTTTAAGCCTTAAGAGTGGAATGCGTGTTCAAGCGGGGGACACAATCAGCGTAACTAATTCAAGAATGGGTTGGACTGGCAAAGTTTTTTTAATTGAGGAATGGTCATTCGCACAGCGAGGTGAGTCAGATGCTCCAAGGCTTGGGGTAGATTTAGTTTTGAGAGAAACCGCATCGACTGTGTATTCCTGGACGGAATCTTCCGAAGAAACCACGATTGATGCTGCACCCGATACGGATTTACCCAACCCCTTCGTAGTGGCAGCCCCCACAAGTCTTACACAAGCAGAGTCTCTTTATGTCACAACTAACGGGAGTGGGGTGAAAAACAGGTCAACACTTTCATGGGTCGCATCGGCTGATTCATTTGTTCAAAAATATGAAGTTCAGTACCAACTTTCAGAGGATTAAATATGGCTTGGATAAATGCAGGTGAAGCAATTGCGGGAGCAGTTACTCATCCCATAAATGATATTGCAAGTGGAACTTATGATTTTAGAGTTCGGGCGGTTAATGCAATGGGAGTGCGTTCTGCTTACGTTACCATCACCGATCAAGTTATTTCTGGGTTAACGACCAACCCAGTGGACGTTTCTGGCTTATCGGTTATTGCTCTAAATAACCAAGCTCACCTTAGCTGGGATTTGGCAACCGATCTCGATGTTCGTCATGGAGGAAAAATTAGATTTCGCCACAGTAACGTGACCGATGGAACGGCTCAATGGGAATCCTCTACGGATATAGGTGCAGCCATTAACGGACATAATACGGAAACGGTTTTACCCCTGATTGAAGGGACCTATATGGCGAGGTTTATTGATTCAACGGGCAACGAATCTTTAGGGACATCAAGTTTTGTTATTGCATCAATCCCGAACATGATGACCAT